TAAATCCGGTCAGACCGGATCGCTGTAATTTTCATGTCAAAGCCTCCATATTGTTTCTCATGTCCGAACACGATCTTATCATACGCTATGACGTAACGTGAGAGTCAAGAGACAAAACATTTTTTCTGATAGAACAGGAGCTGAATCAGTTTGGCAATTCCGCATAGCCTATGCTGACCTGCCCGATGCTGCAAGTAATCTTTACCTGTTTGGAAGCCCAGTTTCTCATTCGTTCCCACGCTCTCAACCGTAATTTCATCGGTTTCTGCGGTCTTGAAATAAATCCGCCCAGCGTACAGGTTTCCTTTGATTTCTCTGATTTGTTGATACGTTTCTTTTCCATTTCCGTTGAACATATGTCTTTCTCACTTTCTTGTTTTTCAGTAGCCTTTGATATTCTCCACTTATCGGAATATCCTTACTCGTGGTATTCTCTCCGAATGATTTTGGGTGCTGAATGCTCGTTAAGTGTGCTTCTGCGTTTCAGCAGCTTCATAACTCGATGGCAGTTGTACCGCTGCATCATCACAAACAGCATGTCGCATCCGGCGGCCAGAACGGAAGTCACGATGAAAATCGGATATGCGCCAAACCAGATCCCCTCTGCAATGGGCAGAAAGCTCAACAGGACTATCGCTTCATGGATCAGCTCTGCCTGACACATGGCCTGTGCAATTTCCGCCCATGTATGTATCCGTGGATCAAACAAGGTGTGGTCATAGGTCGGCATCCTGCGTTTCCAGTTTTTTATGCCCAACTTTTCATAGAAAGCCATTTCATGCTTCATACCAAATAAATAAGATACAAGAAGACCCCGAAAATACTGGATTTTCAGGGTCTGTTGCTCTTTTTCGATATTCGCTTGAATTATCTCTTTGATAATTTACACGCTTGATAAACAAGGCTTTTTTGACTGTTTGTGTCATGTAAGTGTAATGTTCAAAGTTGTGCAAATTATCTAAAATTGAAAAGTTAATTTCAATATATCACTTCACATAGATTGTCCCGGATGCTGAAACAGCACACACCCAACCTGACGGAATTTTCACCCAAACTGCACCATCTTTATCAGCAACATCTTTGACAGTGACCACCGTTCCCTTTTTCAAAACAGCACTTCCATCAGCCTGTTTCAAAGCGTGGGATTTTGCATTTGTGGTCAGCTGAATGTATTGCTTTTTATTTCCACCCGGTGCATCCCTGACATACATATTCGCCTGTAAGGTGTAATTCTTCCCAACGGTGAATTTGCTTTCTTTTGCAGGTGTACCGCCTACCATGCAAGCATCATACTGTGTAAGATTGTATTTTTTGATGATACTGGTGATGGTACTGATGTAGGTGGGACTTGTAGCATAACCACCATTTTTGATTGCTGTGATTGCAGCTGTGTAATCTGTTACACCAATACACCCGGCATAACGTGAACAGCTTCCAAGCATATCATAGTAATCTTCTACCGCATCCCTGATTGAATCATATGCCCGGAACATATCGGTAATAGTGGTGTAAGTTTTACCATCATAACATTCTTTGGTTTTGGTAGAATATGCCTTATCTTTCCACGCTGTGCCAAAATGAACCTTGGATTTACCCACCTTGATACCAAACACAGCGTTAGCTTTAATCATTTTTTGACTTGTACCATAGGCTGATTCACAACAAGCCTGTGCAATGCAGACAGAAGGAAGAACCTTCTTTTCTTTACTATTGCAAATGTCAACAGCCAATGGTGCTATCAAAGCAATAAATTCCTGCACCTGTTTAGCTGTTGCCATTTTCATCACCTGCTTCCTTACTGATTCTTGCTGCATCAACCAATCCTTCACCAATGATATAAGCAATCAGTGTTGCCCCGGCTGTTACAACCGCTGTTACCTGTTCAATGGTTAAATCAGACACATTGAATGCAACCATAATTGCAGTAATAAAACCAATTAAGGCGGCCCAAAACTTTCTGCTTGTCAGTTTGCTTTTCCAATCAATTTTTTTCATTATCCAAGTACCTCACTTTCTTTTTCAATCTTGGCTTCCTGAATCCTGATTTTTTCACTCTCTTTGGTATCTTTGAAGCCACGCACAAAATAACCAAGGGCAACTGCTACAATTTCAGTTACCCATGCAATACCCATTTCAACACACGGTTCTTTGTCAAATATGGATAATATAAAAGGGGCTGTCCCATTTACAACCCCAATGATAAGTAGCCACTTGGTAATTTTCTTAGTCCAAGTGATTCCAAATTGCTTCGGTCTACGGTTCACTGTTATCACCACCGCCTTTATCCTGCAATTTGTTAATTGCTTTCCATGCAGATTTCAAAGATTCATCCATTCTGATAATCTGTTCATCATGCTTTTTCACATCAGATTTTACATCTTTCAAATCGTTTTTAATTTCAGATGTGTCCCGGCTGATACCTTCCAACTTGACAATCACAGTAGTCATTTCAGTGGCTTCTTTCTTATCATCCGTGGCTTTGTTCCGTTTCATGTTAGTAACACCTGAATAGATAGCAAACCCAAGTGACACAGCTGAAATAAGAATTGCAACTTCAACAGTCATGTTTGTCCTTTCCCACACAACAAAAGCACCCATCAGACCTCATATAAAGGTCATATAGGTGCTTCAAGTGTGTTAGTTGATAATTTCCCCATGTTACTCTGTAACAAGGTCAGCACAGTCCAAATCAATCAAGATTTCTTTGACCTGCTCTTTCAGCTTTGCAGGAACATCTGCATAGTTCTTTTTACCCTTTACAATCAGGGTTGCATATACAACTGCCATATCATTGACCCCCTTTCCTAAAATTAAGCAAAGCAGAATCTTAAACATCTGCATCACCTTCTAAAATTTTCTTGACTTCATCCCTTAATTTTTCAGGAACATCATCAATAGTTTTCAATCCCTTCCTGATAAGGTCTGCATATACTTTTGCCATGATTTACACCCCCAGTTCTGCAATCATTTCATAGACTTCACACAATGCAAGCTGCGTATCAGTCAACTGTGTCTGTGCCACATCTACCTGCTTTGTCAGTTCTGCATTTTCTTTTCCAATCAGTTCAACATATTCCTGAACACCATATTGAACTTCATGGTATTTGAACAAATCAGAAACTTCATTTCCATTTGCATCAACTGTGACCTGTTCAATGTTGGTGTGAACATACACTGTATCACCTGACAAAACTACAGGCACAGCCCAAGCGGAACTTCCAAATCTTTCACCCATGTCTTTCATGCTGCCTTGTACCATCCTTTCTTTTCAGTTATCTTCTTTTTATACTTATCAATAGCAATAATTTTTGCTTGTGGTTTCTTATTCTTCACAATCACTTCACTGTAATACCGAACCAATGAAGGAATGACTGGAAGAACGTATTTTTCCCACAACCTGTAACCGTCACACATATCTAACCAACCATTGTAAGAATTAGCAGAACAAAATTCTGAATAGCTTATCATCTGCCCTTTCTTCTGCTTGTGTTCAATCTTGGTCATTTTCTGTTTGAACTTTTTACAGGTTCTTTTTCTCAAAAGTGTGTAACCGTGGAAAGACCTGAAACCAATAAAATCAATTCCACGTGCATCAACAGGAAATACTTGCCAGTTATCTTTTAAATGAAGTTTTAACCTGTCGGTCAAATATTCATCCATTAGCTTTCTAACCCGGTGCAGTTCTTCTTTTGAATCTGACAGAATAACAATATCATCCATATACCGAACCACATATTTCAGATGCAGTTCTTCTTTCATGTAATGGTCAAAATACGCAAGATAGAAATTTGCAAGGTACTGTGACAAATATGAACCGATTGGAACACCCTTTTCACCGGGTGCACTGTCAATTATTTTGAAAAGCAAGTTCAGAAGCCTTTTATCTTTGAACTTCTTTTGAAGTAAACTTTTCAAAATCTCATGGTCAATACTTGGATAGAATTTTGACACATCTACTTTCAAGCAATAGGTTGTACCCTCTGCATCTTCCAAATACTCATGTAAAAGGTCTTGTGCTTTGCTGATTCCTCTACCTTTGATTGATGCACAAGTATGTGTACAGAAGGTTTCCATGAAAACCTGTTCAATTTGCAACATAATAGCCCACTGAATGATTCTGTCAGGGAAGTATGGAAGTTTAGCAAGTTCTCTTTCCTTGCCTTTATCGTTAATGATTGAAACTGTGTATTCAGAAACTTCATAGCTTTCATTCAAAAGCATTTCCTGAATCATACCAAGATAATATTCAGGGTCAGCATCTACCATTTGCACTTCACGGTAAAACAGTTTGTCTTTCCGGGCATTCATGTGTGCTTCATACAAATTTTCCATAGTGCAGATTTTGTCATAAATCTGACCATATCTTTTCATTTGCAATAACCCCTGATGTTTTCCGTTCTGAATCTTCACCGCCTAAACGGTTACCAATACAGTTTTAGATTTTTTGTGTTTTGCCAAGTGGCAGGGTAACGGAATCACCGCCAAAAAATAACCTATGAAAACAATAGGTGACAAGTAACATTCGCATTCGATAAAGAAAAAGTATTATTCACATTAAGTTGGAAAGTGCCAGTATTAGAAGCATTATTCCAATTACCACTGAAAATAGTAAGACAAGAAGTATACAAATTAGTATAATCTTTTTTTTCTATGGTGAATGTGTCACTTATCCGTTACCCTATATATTCAATTTTTAAGCAGCTTCTTTGTGTAAATACATCAGGCGACAAGCAACACTCGCATACGAGAAAGAAAAAGCATCATTCACATTAAGCTGGAAAGCGCCAGCATGAGAAGCATGACTCCAAGCACCACCGAAAATAGCAAGACAAGAAGCATACAAATAAGCATAATCACAAAAATATGTGCTGTCTGAACCTGCAACTGATTGTGCTGTGAATCCTGCTTTTGAACCGCCTTGTGGTCTGCTCATGTAATTACCAATGTTTGCACTTACTCCACCATTACCGTTGTTGTCATAATCTGTGCCATCTGTATCAAAATCTTTTGCACAAGTGCAAGTTAATACATTTCTTGAAGCATCTGAACAAAGACCATCAACAAATTCCCAGTAATTGCCCCAAAAATCTTCAATACCAAAGCACTTCACCTGATGGTTCTGGTCTGTCATATATGTGGGCTTGGTTGACTTAATTACTTCTGACATAAAGCCATAGCTGTTTGTGCCACCTGTAGAAACCCCGGCGGTGTGACCTGATGCAACATACCCATAACCACAATCAGCTTGTGAATTTAAGCCTTTGTAGAAGATAATCAATAAACACTGCATCAGTTTTACAGAAGCATATGTTCTTTGCTGATAACCTTCACCCCTGTTTCTGCACCAAGTCCTGAATGTGTCAATCGTTTGTGATACTGTTACACTTTTACCTGATGATGAATATGCTTTACTTCCTGTGCAATATCCTTTGTAAACACCAATATAAATTTTGTCACAGTCATTGTAAGAATCCAAAGAAAACGCATCATAATTGAATGCTTCATCATTTGGGTTATCCGTTACACTTACTTTCAATTTCTGTGAATCAAGCCATTCAATGCTATATCCAACCTTTTGTGGAATTTCTAACATTACATCATTACCAACGGTTGTAATCGGTGCATTTGTCCCATCCTCATACTGTGTCAAGTTGTCCTTTTTCAGATAACCAAGGACTTCACCGCCATCAGCTAACAGGCAATTTCTAAGGGTGTTGTAAATTGGCTGATTCCACCAATCAGAAGAACCCCCGGTCATTCCTTCCGCATCATCCGCATAAGTCACCATGCTGTCAGGGTTACTCATTGAAAAATCAATGATTGCACTGAACACTTTATAACAAGCCAGTTCAACATAATACTGACCATAATAAACTGTGTTGATGCTCTTAGTTGTTCCTGTGATTGGGTTGGTAAAAGTCCATGTTCCCAAAACAGGCAAGCCAAAATCAAGTTCCATGGTATCAGGAACAATTTTTGCATATGTTTTTGAACCATTGGTAACAGTAATTGTTTGACCAATCAGCTGTTCATCTGTAGTAACGTGTACTTTTACTAACTCACCAATGGCTTCATCCACCTTTTGATTGGTTTCAATAATCAAAGCATTGACTTCTTTTTTCACAGATGCAACAGTCTGTGCTTTCAGTGTTTCCCATGTTGGTACAGTGTCAAACAGGGAAACAATAGGCTGAATATTTAAGCCATCAAAAGGCACTCTGTAAAGCAACATATCATTCTGCAATGCGTGTTCATGGATAATATCACCTGAAATATATTCAGGGTCAGCCGGGGTTGTTTCGGAAGGTGCCCCCTTAATTACAACAAGGTTTGCTTCTTCCTTGTCTGTGGTAGAATCCTTTGTATACCTGACAACAATCAGGTCATTTCTTTTATAACCCTGTGTGCCATTATCAAAATTAAGGTCAACATAGGTATTTTCTTTTAATCTGATGTGTCTGCCCTGCATCAGAATATCACCATCTGCAACCCTTACTTTATTGTTTGAAATAATGGATGCTGCAAATTGGTTTCCACGTTCCATCACAAATTGACCTTCACCCATCAATGCAGCGTTCAAAGAACCTTCATCAGAAGATGTGACGTGTTCTTCACCTGCATAACCTGTAACCAAATGTAAATTACTATTCATGTTTATTCACCCACCTTATGTGATACTGTGACAATATTGTCTTTAATAGTTACAATCTTTTTTGCAATCGGCTTTGCTGTAAAAATCCCGGTTGTTACTTCCCTTGCACCGACAATATCACCAATGTCATAATTCTTGGTGCTGTCAAAATTCACCTGCAAGGAATCTGTGTCCCAAGCAGCTTCAAGTGCTTCCTTTCCACCTTTTTCAAGTTCTTCATCTGATTCACAATTTGCATTTTCATACTTATCTGTGACTTCATTGATTCCAAACTGGGTTTGTGTGTGGGAAATATTACCTTCTGTGTCTGCATACAAATGAATGACCGTTCTTTCTGCAAGGTCACCTTTTCCAAGGCAAATCATGTGGTTTGTCGGTTTATAATTTTTTTCCACATCAAAATCAATCTGTGAAGAATCAAATTCATCATCCTGTGAATAATCAACCAAAGGTTCAGCTGATAAGATAACAAAATAATCTTGAAAGTTAACTTTCAACTTTCCACCCACAGAAAAAAGCATTTTCTTCAAACCTTCATAACCATCAATGTATCTGTTCATTTGATAGTCCGATATAGTCAGTCCTGAATCTTCTGAACTTGCTTTGAACAAATCAGACAAGCCCATTCTTTCAATCAACTGACCTATTACAGTATTTGCTTCACCGTTGCACACCAAATAATCTTGCCCGGCATCAGGTTCAAGAATCTTTGTTGCCAAAATACCG